GGGCTGCCTGATCTCCAGATTTTTCACGCTGCTTCTAAAGCGCAAATAAATTCTTCGAAAACATATTCCTCCTGCTTTTCACACAATCCTAATTCATCATTAGTCAGAGTTATTTCCTCATTACTCTTAAGAAGCTTAATGACTTTGTCACCATCATTTGCATTTACTGCCAAAGCTAAAGCGCGGAAAAAACTTAAATCGTCCTCTTTGCTTAAGGCGTTTTCTATATCTCGATAATCAATCATTTATTTCCCCGTTTGTTTGTGGTATGTCGTCATTAAACATTATGATTAATCGCATGTCAAACAATTTGTTTGCTTTGTTCCGGTTCTGCAACACATAAAAACCACAAATAAATACTAATTAATATCCTACTAATTATTTTTAATCATGCTCGTCGTGCTCGACCGCTGTAACAGCGTACGCAGGTAAATTCAGGATGTTCGTTGTTCTAGTTTTTCGCATCTTATCCTTGATTTTTGCATAAACATGTGGTTTAATGCCAATACGATTTATTTACTTGGAAAGACTATGAATAGTGATATCGAAATTATTAGATCTCTTGGTGGAACTACTAAAGTAGCTGAATTACTTGGGTACGATAAGAAATCAGGAGGGGTGCAGCGGGTTAATAATTGGGTGTATCGGGGCATACCTCCGAAAGTCAAATTACAGTTTCCTGATGTATTTTTACCAAATTGGAAAAGAATTGATGAATGATTAATCAATTTATATAGAAATAACTGTAAGCCTATAGATAAAAAAGGGGGGAGTTATGGATGTAATAAAAGCAAATTTTCAAGAGGCGGCTAATATATTTCGTACTCTTATTCTTATTCCTTTCAAGGGTGCATATTCATGAATTACTACTATCACCACATTGGCGACTATCGTCGAGATACCGCACATCTATCGCTGTTGGAACATGGAATTTATAGGCAATTACTTGACCAATACCATCTTAATGAAGGTCCGATATGTGCCGATAATGCGAAGTTAATGCGTTCGCTATGCGTTCGCAATGCGGACGAAATGCGTGCTTTGGAAAACGTATTAACAGACTTCTTTACAAAAACAGAAAATGGGTATATTCACCACAAATGCGAAGGAAAAATTAAGGAATTTCAGGCAAAATCAGACAGAGCGAGAGAGTCCGCAAATGCCCGCTGGCATAGGGGAGAAGAGCAGAATAATGCGAACGGAATGCGATCGCATAGCGAAGGCAATACTAACCATAAACCAATAACCAATAACCATAAACCAATAATTAAAAAAGAAAATAATAAAAAGAAAAAGCAAACAACTTCTGACGAAGTTGATTTTTATGATGTTCCTGAAAAAATTATTAAAGACTTCAAAATTTTTCGGAAGGAGAAGAACGCCGCCATTACGCAAACAGCAATCGATAAAATAAAATACGAGGCAAACAAAGCAGGAATTGGCCTTGCAGACGCATTAACGATATGTTGCACAAGGGGATGGACAGGGTTTAATTCTGAGTGGTTCAAGAGCAGGAGCCACAATGCTCGCGCATCTCCTGCCAAGTTGGAGAAATTCGACCCAACAACCTACGTAAATCAACCACAAAAGGCACCGAAAAATGAACACGAAATTACATTTGATTCCCACGGCGAACCAGTTTGGTGATTGGCTCCAACCGGATGAAAAGCTAGGAGGAAAATCGCTCATGATCCACCTTTACAACCGGCTAGACGGTGCCTATCCGCACAAATGGCGATCAAATTTTTTAAGCCCTGAGGCACTCGATAACTGGGCTTGCTCCTGGGCTGAAGCATTCGAGGAAGAAGGGATCACGCCAAGGGACATCAAGGCAGGGTTGAAAGCATGTCGGGCAAAGCATGATTGGCCACCTAGCTGTTCTGAGTTTATAAAAGCATGTCGTCCAGCACTCAATTCAGTGAATGCCTATTACGAGGCTTTGGAGGGGCTTCTGGCTAGAGATAAAGGAGAGGTAGGGGTATGGTCACACCCAGCCGTGTTTTGGGCTTCTAGCGCCCTTTCCTTCGATTTAAAGAACAAAACATTTTCACAGGTTAAATCACGCTGGGAAAAAGCATTAGATGATGAGATGAAAAAGGGAGACTGGGAGGAAATACCGAAGCCGATGATTGCGATTGAGAACAAAAAAACGGATTTTTCAAAAGAAAAAGCGGAGCAGTTTTTGCGTAGTTCAAGCATGAGTCGCGTTAGTACAGATAGAACGGATTTAGATTGGGCGAAAAACATTCTAAAAAACGTAAAAAATAAGACAAGAGTCTATCCAAATATTGCAATTAAGTTTGCTAAAGAAGCATTAAAGGAATTTTCGTCATGACTGAACATCAGATCCAATCAGCATTCATAGAGTGGGCGCGTTTAGCAGAAAAGCAGGACGAACGTTTGGAGTTGTTATTTGCTGTTCCCAATGGTGGTAAGAGAAATATTATCACCGCAATGAAATTGAAGAAAGAAGGAGTAAAAGCAGGTGTATTGGACATCTTTCTACCTGTTAAAACTCAGGAATATGATGGGCTCATCATAGAATTTAAAAGGCCAAAAACTGGAAAAATTTCCCAAGAACAATTGCGCTTCATGGGGTTACTAAATCAATATAGTAATTGGAAGATCGTGATTTGTACCAGTGCAGAAGACGCAATCCAGGAAGTAAAAAATTATTTGGGAAGCGTGTTATTGCGTATGACTTTCGTAAATATTGAGAACAAATGAATCAAGATTTCATGCTTTGCAAGAATTGTGAAATATTTTCTCCAATTTTCCAGAAGTCGAATAAGTGTTGTCAAATCAGGCAGCTGATGGAATCACCGAAGCATCACCGTGTAGCGGCTTATGCAGCGATAAAAAAATATTCAGGTAATGAAGAGCTTGAGGAAATTAAAAAAGCGGTAAAGCAAGAATACATGCGAAAAATGGAAAGGATAAATAACTTTAAGACAAAAAAACCACAAAATTGTGACTGATAAAGTATTTAGCTTATTGCGCGTTGATAAAACAGTTGACGAGATAGATTATTGCGTTTATGATTGAGTCACTTAACTAATTACGGAAATGAGTTACATCATGGGTTTTGGAACGTACATCAAACAGAAGCGAATAACTAATGATATTTCTCTGAACGACTTTGCGCGACGACTAGACATATCACCGGCTTACTGGTCACGAATAGAACGAGAGATGGAAAAACCGCCAAAAGACGAATTAATTATCAAGTCATCACAAATTCTTAATGAGAACCCCGACGATGCTTTTATCGAAGCTAGCCGCCTTCCGCCGGACATGCAAAATAAAGTAAGAAATATCGTTTTAATGTATCGCAAATTAATGTGAATGAATAATGGCCAAATCAACTAAACCACGAAAAAAATATAAACAAAAGCCTATTCAGGGAATGCCAATTGTTTTCGGAATGGAACAAGAGATTAAAACCGAATTGGCAATTGAACCTTTAATCGCCATCAACATGTTTACGAGTGGGCAGGGCAGTGAGGATCTGGCTTACACAATCATTAACAGCATATTAGTTGGTCATGAGCTGGTAAATAATGACGATGAAAGAAATGTCATTGTGATGGGAAGCGACGCAATGAAGCGCGTACTTGCTCGTGGAGAAGGTGGAAAGTGGGGATTCTCTGGCGATGACCTGAAAGACATCACCTTGGCAATAACATTAAGCGACTCGTTACAATCTTCGTCAACACGTCGCCAGATGAGAAAAGCAGTGAATTGCGTTCTGCATCAAGCAGTATAGATAAATTGTAAAATACATAATGAAAGGTTAATTAATGTGAAGAGCGAAATAGATAAGCTTTTTATTTGGTGTCTTGGCGCAGCACTCGGGGCTACTGCGCAATGGGAGCTTTTAATATTTCTTTTAATTATGATTATTTTCTCATCAAACAATAAATTATTATGAAAACAAACAAAGTCAAAGCGCCATCAAAACGAACTAAGCCGGGTAGTGAAGAGCGATCTTCGATAAGTCAGATTGTGCTTGATGGAATGCGGAGCGGTATGAGTGCTTTCAAGGCTTGCCAAGCGGCTGGCGTTCCTATGAGTACTTTTTGCAGGTGGGTAGATGATGATGCTATTCTTGCGGAAAATTACACGCGCGCGAGGGAGGACCTGATTGAGCGTATAGCAGCCGAGATAATGGAAATTAGTGATAAAGATGTTGGGATGGCCGTTGATGGAAAAAGAGACTGGGCAGCGGTACAGAAGCATAAGTTGCAAGTCGATACGCGGAAATGGTTGTTATCTAAAATGGCTCCTAAGAAGTTTGGCGATAGGTTAGAGTTGACAGGAGATAAAGAAAGCCCATTGCAAATTCAAACAATCGACACATCAAAACTCTCTACTGATGTGCTGGCGCAAATTATGAATGCAAAAGATGCAGCTGACTCAGCATGACCTTTTATCAATCGAGCGTGAATTGTGCCGACGTAGTTTAGCTGAGTTCTCTAAGCGAGCTTGGCGAGTGCTTGAACCTTCCTCTGAACTAAAATGGGGTTGGGCAATGGACGCTATTTGTTTGCATTTGGAGGCTGTTACTGATGGAAGAATAACCCGGCTTCTGATGAATGTCCCGCCTGGCTCTATGAAATCTCTACTGACCGGCGTTATTTGGCCTGCTTGGGAATGGGGACCGCGTGGGATGCCAGAAATGCGATACGTCGGAACGGCGCATGAGGAACAATTAGCTATTAGAGACAGTAGGCGATGCCGAGACCTAATAAAATCAGAGTGGTATCAGAAGCTCTGGCCTATTGAGCTACTTTCTGATTTAGACGGAAAGCGCGAATTCGGTAATACAAAAAAAGGAATACGCCAAGCAAGATCATTCACTTCTATGACTGGTGTGCGTGGAGACCGGATTATCCTTGATGATCCTATAAGCGCGGACAACGCCAATAGCCAAGTAAAATTAGAATCTGCGAGAGTTGCTTTTACAGAAACATTACCCACACGTGTAAATTCAGAAAAATCTGCTATTGTGGTAATTATGCAGCGCCTAAACGAGAAAGACATTTCCGGAGTTATTAAGGAAATGGAGCTTTCATACACGCACTTATGCATACCAATGCGGTTTGAACCTGCATTCCGATGCACCACCAATATAGGTTGGACTGACCCGCGTACTAAAGAAGGCGAATTGATGTTTCCCGAAAGATTTGGGGAAGCTCAGGTGTCAGAGCTTGAGAAAACTCTTGGTAGTTATGGGACTGCAGGACAACTACAGCAAAGACCAGCGCCAAGAGGTGGTGGGATCATCTCGACAGAATGGTTTAATTTTTGGTCAGTTTTGCCAGCGCTAGACTTCCGTTTTATCGTGGCCGACACAGCCCAAAAGACATCAACCAAGAATGATTACTCCGTGTTCCAATGTTGGGCGCGCTCTACTGTTGGTAAAGCAGTTAAAATCGACCAAATACGAGGAAAGTGGGAATCCCCAGAACTATTAGTACAAGCCCGCGCCTTTTGGTCAAAACATTTAAACGATCAGAGACCAGCTTGTCAATCGGCTCTTCGTGGTATGTACGTAGAAGATAAAGTTTCTGGGACAGGGTTAATACAAACACTGCGACGTGAAGGTATACCTGTTATACCAGTGCAACGAAACAAAGATAAAATAAGCCGCGCACATGATGCGGCACCATTCATTGAATCAGGGAATGCGGTACTTCCACAAGATGCACCATGGGTATCGGAATTTATGGAAGAAGTAGCAAGTTTTCCAACTGGCGCACACGATGACCAGCTTGACCCAATGTTCGACGCAATTAACTTAGTGCAAAGAATACCGGCTATAAACAGACAAACATTTACCCCCTTGCCAACTGTTAACAAATGGTGATAAAATATAAACAAATTAGGATATAAATAACTATGGCCAGAATCTCGAATGAGCAACGACTTGCCAATCTGCACGATGAAGCATTAGCACAATTTGATGAAGTACAGAGCGCGTTGCGTGATGAGCGTTTGCAGTGCTTGCAAGATCGGCGATTTTATTCGCTGGCTGGTAGCCAATGGGAAGGCCCATTATGGGATCAGTACGAGAATAAACCGAAGTTTGAAGTTAACAAGATTATGTTGTCCGTGATTCGTGTTGTTAACGAGTATCGGAACAATCGGATAACAGTAGACTTCGTTTCAAAAGATGGCGAAGAAAATAATAAGTTAGCTGAAGTATGCGACGGATTATATAGAGCAGATGAACAGGCATCTGTTGCAGATGAAGCCTATGATAATGCTTTTGAGGAGGCTATAGGAGGAGGCATCGGCGCATGGCGGTTAAGAACCGTTTATGAAGACGACGAAGACCAAGAAGACGATCGCCAACGTGTTCGAATTGAGCCAATCTTTGATGCCGATAGCTCGGTTTTCTTTGACCTTGGCGCTAAACGTCAGGATAAATCGGACGCTAAATTCTGTTTCGTGCTTACATCGATGACGCGCCAAGCATATAGAGACACATGGGGGGATGATCCTACCAGCTGGCCTAAAATTATTCATCAATACGAATTTGATTGGTGCACGCCAGATGTTGTTTATGTTGCTGAGTATTACAAAGTAGAAGAAAAAACTGAGACTATTCGTATATTTCGCAATATTACTGGCGAAGAAGAAAGATATACCCAGGAAGATTTTTCCAAAGATGAAACCCTAGAGGAAACATTAGAAGCCATTGGAACAGTTGAAGTACGTCAACGTAAGGTAAAAACAAAGCGAGTTCGCAAATACATTCTTTCAGGTGGAAAGGTTCTTGAAGATGCCGGTTATATTGCCGGGAAATGTATTCCAATCGTAGTTGTATACGGAAAACGTTGGTTCGTTGATAACGTTGAACGCTGCATGGGTCACGTGCGCCTTGCAAAAGATGCGCAGCGCTTAAAGAATATGCAGCTTTCAAAACTAGGCGAGATCAGCGCTTTATCATCTGTGGAAAAGCCAATTCTCACGCCGGAACAGGTCGCTGGGCATCAGGTAATGTGGGCAGAGGATAATTTAAAGAGTTATCCTTATCTTCTAATTAATCCCATTACTGACCAAAACGGAAACCAGGCAGTTAGTGGACCGGTTGCTTACACCCGAAGCGCACAGATTCCACCAGCTATGGCGGCGCTTTTGCAGATTACCGAGACTGACATGCAAGACATTCTTGGCAACCAGCAAGG